AGGAGAGGTCTGCCCAGATTGATCCTCCGATTTTTTGCCATCGTCTTGAGAAGGCGTAGTCTTCTGATAAGTATCGTTCATCTTCATCCTTCATCGTGTCAAAAAACAAATATGTATTTTTGGACTTGTATTCCTTTCCATCTATAATTTGATCTGTTTTATAATGTAGGTCTGGATATTTATTTACCATCTTCAAAAGGCATTCCCTTTTCATTAAAAGACAACCAGTTGCCGCATCCAATACTTTTGCAAAACCTGTTTTGACTTCTACATTATCCTTGTCTGCAAAATTGAGGACATAGGGTAAACTTAATGTTTTATAATCTAAATTATCCTTGACTAACTGTGGAATAGCACTCCAATTAATAAGTTTCATTGGATAGGGTGCACAAACCACTTCATGATCAAAGTCCAGCATTCTTTTTATAATTGTTGGACTAAATCCTATATCGGCATCAACAAACAATAAATGAGTAGCATGTTCATCATCTAGAAAATTTGCTACTAATGTATTCCTTGCTCGTGTAACGAGAGATTCCATTCCCAATGTCTGTACCCGAAGAGCAATTTCCTCTTTTCTGCAAAAGGTTTGCAGTTCCAACATGGAATGAAAGTAATCCTCACATAGCCATCCACCATAAGCTGGTGTTGCTACAAATAAATTTATTTTAGGAGATGACGACAGTTTCCGATCCTAAACCTGCTGACATGGTTAACTCTGTTGCTAGAGGACTTGCATTGCCACCATGTGCTGATCCTTCTCCAAAAGTTCCCTCAAATGTTTTTGCTGTATGTCCCAATGTTTTATGTAAAGTATTTATAAATCCATTTTGTATCTGTGCAGAAGGATATTGTTTAGTATCTGGTCTTGAATTCTTTAAACCTTCACTGTCAACTGCATGTTTTTTTGATTTTAATTGTGGATGTTTTTCCTCAAATTCCGATCTATGAACAAATGATCCATTCCATTCCTTAACCATTTCCGTATAGGGAAAAGCGAGTCCGCTCCTGTCCGATACAGCCATAGCATATTTTCCTTTTGAGAAAGCCATTTTAATGTACCGTTACGCTAAAATCTGATTCAAATTCAACATTCTTTTTTTTGCATTCGCAATCTTTTTCGTTGCATTTACAATTATCTCCACAATCGCACTCACGACCGCATTTTTTACAAATTTTAATATCCAAAGTCTGGGATGATTCTGACATCTACTCTCTCCCTATCTTCTGTTATAGCTCTTTCAAACTCTTCTTCATATAGCATTTTAAGTTCTTGTCTCCTGTTACCATCAATTTGTGGCCTTTTTTGGCTCATATAATAAGCCAATCCGCTTGTCAGGGAAGGAAGATACCTGTCTGGTACATCCACATCCTGATAGGATGCATCTATATCTTGAATTTTTCTTCTTCTTCTATATCGAAAAGCATCCGTGGAATCGTTAGGTGTTGGATATAAGTATAATACAGGAGCATCTCTTTGTCTATCTAAAAACCATTGAGACGGTCTTGCCTTATCATCCTTATTTGGTATTTCCAAATAATCCTCACGACTAATTCTTGTAATGGTATGATCTGTTATATCTGTACCATTTGTTTCTCGTATGACAGCATCTAAAATATCAATAGTATCCGTATCCAATGTATAACTTGCTGTTCCATCCGTTAAAGTCTGTGATACTTCATCGACAGCCCATAACAGAATACCTCTGTTAATCCAATCCTTGCAAATTAAATTTAAAGATCGTCTTGCACTTTTTTGCTCATTTCCCGTTTGTGGATTACCTCCAACACGTTCCAATGCCTCGTCAATTATTTCATCAACCTGTAAAGTCCAAGATGTAGTTCCTGAAAGAGCCATGTATTATCCTAATTAATATACTTTATTAAATTCAGCCACAACCGTGTACATATTTCCATCGTCAGCCTGACTCGGAACAACCAAGTTAACATCATATTCATTTGAGTTTGATGTTGTATTGGGTTGTATTCCTCCAAAACTACGAAAATCCCAGTGACCTGTTCCAACTAAACCAAGCATTGGAATATCAGCATCTGAATCTTCATAATCTAAACGAGCATGAGTATCTCCACCATCTCCTGTATCACAGGCAAACCAAACTTGTTGTAAGTTTACATATGCCGCAGATGTACCGTCACCCCTCGCTGTCAAGGCAGAAACATCAGCAAAAACTGTTGTACTACCAGTGCCATCTGATTCAACCACTAATTTGTATACGACTTTTTTGTCAGATTCAAAAAGCGTTGTTGGGCCTGTTACTGTATCAGCCATTTATTTCCTCCTATAAAAAGGCTAGGGCTTTTACACCCTAGCCGTTATTGTTTATTCAAATATCAGTCTGCTTATTGCCTCAAACTGAACATTCAAGACTGCCGCTGCCGCATCGCAATTTTCAATTCCAATGTATGGAATTAAATCAACATCATCGGTTATAGCCGCTGACTTGGTAGTTCCCTTTGTTACAGCAGTACCACCCGTGCTACCAGATGTGCTGGTAACATTATATTGTTCACCATCAACAAAAATAGATACTTTTCTATCACTATCAAATTTAATTTTCAAATGATAATTTGTACTTGCCGCAACAGTAATTGGTAATTGGCTGATATAATCAGTGCCACCAATACTATGCACAAAATGTAATTTGGTAAAGTCTGTAAATGACTGACCGGCATTATCCGCATCAGTACCGAAAGTAAAAAACGCTTGTTCAGTATCGGTTGCGAGTTCCACAACATTGGTTTTTTTCAATCCCGCCCAAATCCATTGGTTGTCGATTGCGGAACTTGTTCTAATTCCACATTCCCAGTGAACCTGATTTTCAGTGCCCCACTTTACCCCAGACCAAGCTCCTTGCTTGGAGTCCAAGTGTGGTGCTACAATCATTCGGTCTTGGTCTGCTGTCGCTGTTGTCATAGCCATACCTGCAACGGTAGCACTATAAGTAGCGAGAGCTGATGTGTGGTTAGTTCCTAATATTTCAAATTGCCTGCTTACAGGTGTGTTCGTAGATTCAGTAGTTGAAGCCAAATCTCCATTAATACCGGGTAGAAGATCAAAATACTCCTCCAAGTAGTATCGTCTAGTGTCCTTGATTCCTAAGTCGTGGACTGTTCTTTCTGATATTAAACCAGAAGTAGTATTCTTGCTAATTAACTTAAATCCATTTTCCGACCTTACTGGGCCGGTAAAAGATGTTTTAGCCATTTTAAATTCCTCGTAGTTAAATCATACCATCGCTTCTACGATTGTCTGCTAGGGCAGTTGGCATGATTATTTTATCCTAGTTCCATAGATTAGAATGATTCTAAATCTATAAGATAAAGGGGGGAAATCCCCCCTTTATTCGTACTCTCTACGCTCCCGGTGATCCAAAAACGGATCTCCAGTCAGACCATCCGAAAGAATATCTTTCAGAAGCCTTGAAACGCATGTTTCCTGTTTCAAAATCTGGTTCCATTGCAGTCTTTAACGGTCGTCTTTGGAACATTTTAAGTCCCGAACCGCCAAGATCTGTGAGAATGAACCAAGCATCGGTATCAGTTAAATAGTGATTCACAGTATAACCTTCTGGGAATATATTCATTGATCTCATTGCATTGATATCATTGTCAGCAGTACCAACTCTAAGTTCACTCTTCAGGATTCTTTGTGCTACGAAAGCAGAATCTTTTGGAATGACCAATTTTCTAGGTTGTACTGCCACAGGAATATTTCTGTCGTCAACAAATCCGCCTATAGAAATACAGGCAGATTCTAGGGATGATTCAGATAAATCAGCCGCAGTTGATGGCTCGTTAGCTAGGTCTCCAGCTTCAAGTGAAGGGTGATCAGTAGTAAGTAATGCTTTCGCATCGCCACCCGGATAACTTGAACTGAATCCGTTGTTAAGGACGTTAGCCCCTTTAACTTGCTTAGTGTAAGCCATTGAACGAGCAAGAGCCGCAGTATATCTTTTTGAAAGCGTATCGTAAAGATTATCTTCAACCGCTTCTTCAGTGATTGAAAATGCCAATGCGATAGTTTCATGAGTGTAACGAGCAGTCCATAATTCAGATGAAGTGTCATAACTTACAGCACTTCCTTCTGCTTTTGAAACTGCACCTTTAAACCCAGTGAGCAAAACTTCTTCTTCAAAAGCTCTTGAAGAGTTTTCTGCTGTAAAGATTTGTGCGTGTTCTTGTTCCCAACGACTGTATTCTAAACCAAAAAGGGCGTGTAAGCCCGGTTCTAGCTCTTTTGCCAGTTGTGAACGTGATATAGCCATATATTATACTCCCGGAGTTCCATCTGCATCGCCACGAACAGTGTGTACGTTCAATTCGTGTTCAACGATTAGAACTTCCTGTTCAGTGTTCGCACCCCAAGAATTCTTTGGATCGGCAGTTATACCGAGAATTCTCAAGTTAGCAGGCCCAGTACCAATGTCACTTGTGTCAAGCTCCATTTTGGATTGACCAGTAGTGGTCGATCCAGCAGTAGCTAAGACATTAGCAAGGTTTCCTACTTGTGTGAATGCATCAGTTCCATCTCCTTGGATCGCAAAGATAATTTGCGGATCGTCATAGACGTAAGCTGTTGCGTCAGCAGATCCCAGAGTAGTAGTACTAGCAGGCCAATATTTTACGAATTTTGGTGTACCATCTGAGGCAGTATATGAAGCTCCAGCAAAAACACCGAGAAGTCTGTTACCAGCAGCAGCTACATCAATATAGCCAGTGCTCAGTAACTTAACGAAATCCCCAGTGAAAATTGCAGTTGAACTACCAGAAGCTATTTTCCATTCTCTAGCCCTGATAACACCACCTGTCAAATGACGTACCGGTTTAGCACCATTTGGTGCGTCAACATTTGCCATTTAATTCTCCTATTTAGGATAATTAATCCGTAACTACAAAAGTAGCCTTATGCTATTCATCAAACTGGGGCTTTTTACGCCCGTGTGATATATCGGAAGATCGTTGTTGGTTTATAGGCATTGAAGGATGTTGTTCTTTCAAAAGACTTTCATCTACAGCCCTTTGCTGATTTCTTGTACGGGTATTTACCCATTCATTTCTTGAATCAACGAGGTCTTTAGGAATCTTAGCTAAAACAACATCTCCGCTACCAATAACTCCAGCAAACTTTCCGCTTTCGTGTACGGCATAGGTTTCATCTGGATGCTCATCAGCACGAACAAATTCATAACCTTCACGTCTCCGTTTGGCTATGTTCCGTGGATCGTCCTCTCCAGCCGCTTGAACCCTTATCCATCTGTACTTAACGTCATCAGAATTGGGTGAGGGTGCATCCAGACTACTAGGAGGTACATAAGTTTTTTTGCGTTCCTTATGGGAACGAGTTGTTTGTTTAGTTTTCTTTGCAATCATCATTATTGCTCCTTTACAAACTTCGCATATTCATTAGTTGGCACACCTAACCTTTGAGCCATTGCGATTTGGCCCTCAGAAAGTCGAACTCTCTTAGATGTGGAACGGGTAGCACGGTTTACACCAGCTACAACTTGTCGAGGCTCGTCCCCTTCAAAATTGCTAGGGAAAGCACCTCTCATTCTGCGATCAATCTCTGCGTAATAAGCATCCGAGGTTGGATCATATCCTTCGTTCTTCAACTGGTTGTCTATACCATAGGCCGCACCCGTCATGGCTACGTCCTTTCCGAACCAAGTATTTTCTTGAGACCACCTCAAAGCCTTCGGATCAACTTGTGGTTTCGGTAAGTCCGTTGCTCTACCACTTGTTTGATCGCTTATGCTTTGTTCAATCGGTTTAGGAGAAGACTCAAGATTTTTAAGCTCATACTTCAGGTCAGCGATCTTTTCCGATACTTCAAGAAGTTTGTCGGCATCACCGCTTTCATAAGCAGTCTTATGATCAAGACGAGCTGTTACCAAAGCATCTTCTGCTGATTTTTTCTTGGATTCATACAAATCCTCACGAGCTTTTTGAAAGTCAGGTTGCATCTTCTGCATTTCATCAGTCAAAGACTGATTAACAGTAAACAACTTATTTCTTTCTCGTTCAGCATCATTTGCTCTTTTCACAAGCTCATTGATACGGTCTTGATAGGTCTTCTTCTTTTTCTTCCTTTCAGTTTGAGGAATAGCTTCCTCTTCACTTTCAGGGTGGGCAACTACCTCTTCGGAATCATCTTGCGATTCTTCCTCCGAGGTATTTTCAATATATTGTTGATCTTCGATTTCTGGAAGAACTTTTTCTTCGTCTAGGTTTCCTAGAACTTCTGCCTTTAACGGCTCTAGTTTTTCTTCCTTTCCGTCATCAACAACACGTTTGGGTTTTTTGCCTTTACCCAATACATCGTGTACTACTTGCATTGGTTTTTCTCCAAAGATTTAATATTAAATTGCGTAGCAGAATTGCTACGGTTGGAATAAAGTGTAGCCTATGCTACAAAGTATGCTTTAGCTAACACTTTTTATATCTGGCACTATAGCCAGAATCTCGTCATCGTTCATTATTCGTAATTCAGCTTCACCGTATTTGAATCGGTGTCCAGCGTATTTTCCGAA